ATAACCTTGGATACCCTTGCAGTCCCAGGCACACATCTCATCTCGGGTGGTGTGCCTAGACATTGTTGGCACCGTCAGTTTCCATGGCTGCTAGGTCTTCCTTGGAGCCCTCACGGACCAGCCGGAGCTGCGATCCTCTACGGACCCAAGTGAAGCTACAAGGAATCTCTCCACCAGCGTGAATACCTACATGGGCCAGAACATCTACAATGGTCTCTTCACGGAGATCGAAGTAGTGCCCAAATTGATCGATGACCTTGTAGGCCCTACCACCCTCACCACGGGATTCCAGATCCACGATCTGCAACAGAAAACCTTTGTTGGGGATGAGGCGTTCCCCGGGCCCAGGCCCCGCATAGCCGTGTCGATTGGTGCTAGTAGCCCAAGCTCGGGCTGACTCATTGGTCCGTGGATTCTCGGCGTCCACCGCAAAAGCGGGCTTCACTGTCATAGGATTCTGTACTAGGCCCCGGATGGAATCCGTGCCTTTGATGTGAACTCGAACCTGCTTGGGCTTAATTGGTAACATCGTACCTCCGATACTAAGAGGTTACGATGCGCCCAAATAAAAACCGCCGCAGAGATGCGGCGGTTCGGGGGTCAAGCTCGTTATCGGCGTTCGCGCTTTTTTGATCTTCTTAAATATTGGCTATCTTCTGACCCTCAACGCTAAAGGTAAGACGGTGCTCCACACAGGGGCCCCAGGCTAGTACAGCCTTGTTGTGCTCCTTGGTCCCGTAGCCCTTATGACTCGCAAAGCCGTACTGGGGATGGGCCTTATCGAGCTGTACCATGTAGGCATCTCGATCAGCCTTGGCCACGATGCTGGCGCAGGCAATGGCACAGCTAGTAGCATCCCCTGATACCACAGCCCGGGTTTCAGCTATAAGATCCTTGCCACCCTTGGGCACTTGGTTACCATCTATCAGGATCAGACCGACCTTCATGGGCACGTCCCAGTTCTCTTGCCGATGCACGAGGTTCCAGCTGGCCGTTTCCATGGCCTTCATGGTAGCCTGAAGCGGGTTCAGGGCATCGACCCGGGCGGCGGGCATCTCCACGTTACAGAACGGGATATCAGTGGCCGTGAGCAAAGCCGCTAGGCGGTTACGCTTCTTCTCGGTGAGCTTCTTGGAGTCATTGACTTCCTGAAGGATCGTGCGATGCTTGGCGATCAGATCGGCATCCAGGTAGCACCCCACGACCACCAAAGGTCCAGCGAGACAACCTCGTCCGACTTCATCCAGCCCAATCAGACCACCATGAGAGGCAATCAGGTTGAGGTCGTAGTCAATCAGGTTAGTCTGCATTGAGCACCTGTACCACATAGTTGGAGAGCTTCTGGCCCTGGGCTAGACGATCCAGAAGCTCCTCACGATTGGCGGAGGAGCGAAATAAGGGCCCTGCCGATTGAGCCAGGGCGAAGGGGAGGTAGAAGTGCATCGTCAGACCACCCGAAATCGCCTCAGCCCCGATCAATCGTTCCATGGGCCTATCGCAGGAACTCAGTGTACACCCATGTTCGACAACAGCAGTCTCAATATCCGTGAGCCAGTCAGTGAGGGAGTTATAGACACTAGAAGGGTCTACGGTGGGCTCTTCCTCTAGGATACCTTCGTCTTGAAGGATCTTCGCCAAAGTATCAATACGCTCCTGGAGGATCAAAGCATCCGTGTACAACACCCACTTACCCTCGGGGAGCCTATGAGTGGAGAAGTTGGCCCCGATGACGTCCCAGCGATCCATTAGTGCTCCTAGATGTGCCAAACTACAGTATGATCAGGGTGTTCCATGGTCCCCAAGGGGGCGAAGCGAGGGATCTCCAGGACGCTTACGCCCCCACCGAGATGTTCCTCCTCCACCCTGACGGTGCCAAGGAATTCTGACTCCTTGCGGACCCAATGTAGCCCTGGTTCCTCGATGGACCCATAGACCACCATACGCTCCTGGGTGTCGGCGGATAGCACGACATCCAGGAGTTCATAGATACCTTCTCGTCCAGTATCATGACGCTTTTTGAAGTGTCTGAAATACCGACTCATTACTCGCCTCGCTTGTCCCAGCCCTCACAGAGCTTGTGGAACTTCTCATAGAGCATCCACTTCGGGCTACGAATGGACCTCTTGAGACGCATACCGGCCTCCTCGGGGGTGCGTCCCGCTTTACGCTGGTTGCACTGAAGGCAACAGGCGACAAGGTTGTGCCAGTTACTCATGCCACCCTGACAACGGGGAACAACGTGGTCAATGGTAACCCCACGGCGCTCACAACCATCGTACTGACACTCGTAGTCATCCCGACGTAGAACCCCACCCGGACCCAAGCTGAGCTTGGCTTCGTTGATGGCCTTGCGGTGCGGGTACACGATTACCTGGAACGGTGGCCAGTCGCGGTATTCCTCGATGGTGTAGGTCTTCCAGGTCTTCGGGTCCAAGAGCAAGGCTCGTCCACTGGCCACTGCTTTGATGCCGTGATACCGGTCCACGACCAGCATGGGGACGTAGTGTTGGTCAACTGCTATGACTGCTCTGCTCTTTCGTGCTTGGTGCATTTTGGACCATCCTGATATTGAAGAAATTCCCATCTTTGTCTACATCGGCCAGCATCGGAAGTATGAAATCTGACCTGCGATTCTTGTCACCGAACTGTTGTCTGAGTTGGAACCGCTGGAAGGTAGAGAGGTGAATAGAGGCATCGAGTTCAAATGTCATCTTGCATCTTGGGGACCAGGAGGCAATGCGCTCACAGTTTCTCATGTTGCGGAAAGTGTCTAACTCGATCTCGACTTCGTAAGGTGCAACCAGATCCGGGTAAGGATTGTCTACCTCGATCTCGAATTGTTCCAGATGCTCAGTTGCGGGGACAAGTAGGGTGATCTTCGACTTGTCGTACTTCATCCCTGCGGGGGTGAACTGTACGCCAAAGCAGACCGCCTCGCCTAGCACCGTAGTATACATCTGGGCCTCAGAATTCATCTAGGTTTAGCTCGAAGCCACCGTTGCCAACGCCAATGTCGATATCAGCTTCGGTCAGGGTTTTCTGGAGCCATTCCGTGTTAAGCACTAGGATACCCAGCTCTCTGGCTTTTTGGAGCTTACTAGGTCCCGCACCGGCTCCTGCGATCAGGTGAGTGAGCTTCTTACTGACTCCACTCTTCACCACGGCTCCAAGCTTGGACAGATGAACCTGGATCTCATCGCGCTCCATCCCCAGGTGCTCTCCGGTGATGCAGACGATCATACCACTACAGGGGCCCTCTCCGACCTCCAGCACCTTCTTCAGGGACTTGGGTCGGCAGCCAGTCTCATGGAGCTTCCGGCAGAGATTCAGGTTCTCCAGGTCTAGGGCCCAGTCCGTAATACTGGTAGTCGCAGCCTTGTCCAGACCTTCGATCCCGAGTCCTGGGACCTCCAGCAGCCGAGTGGGGAAAGATTCCAGATCCTGGAGCCCAAGGGCCATGGCGATCTGCTTCCCTGTGGTCTTACTGACGCCCTCAACATTCAGGGCTACGATCCAACGCTCCCACTCACGGGAGTCACGGGCCTCAGCGATACCCAAGTAGAGCTTGACTGCCTCGGATCCGAAGCCGCGCTTGGCCATGACCTGATTGAACCTCTCCGGGTCCTTCAGGTGCCAGTCAGCGAGCTCTTGACCAAACTCGAATAAGTCCGATAGGGTGGTGACGTAGCCATCCTGGACTAGCTTGCGGGCAATCTCCTGGCCCAGAGCCTCGATGCCTAGACCTTCTTTGGAACCAACGAAGGTCAAATCCTCGATAAGCCTACCAGGGCACCAACGGGTCTCGCACTGCAAGTTACCCTTGATGAGCACGACAGGCCCTTCACAGTAGGGGCACTGGGTGGGCTTCGGGATCATCCTAGCCTCACTTCGACAAACCCGGGCCTTCGGGCCATACGGCCCAGGGCCACTAGTAGTCCCGAGTTCAGTACAGCCATAGAGAAATCATCCATAACCGCTAGGTCTGGCATCTTGTTTCCCCGGAACTGCTCTAGGGCCTCATGGTAGGTCAATACACGATCCCAAAATGGAAATCCGCGCAGACGCTGTTTGAGGTCCTGGGTCTGCACTAGCATGATAGCGTCCTGGTGGTGTTCCAGGAGCAGAGATCCAGCCGTGGTGTGGCCTGCACGACGGCCTAGATTGATGGTGATCTCCAGAGGACCTTGAAAATCATAGTCCTTCTGGTGACTCCGTAGGGCCAGGATTCGGGCCTCGATCAGGTTGTAAATCTTGGTACCTTCCATGAGATCTCCTTTATACAAATGCGATTGGGAGTCCCGCCTCAGAGCGTAGCCCTACCAAGCAGGGTAAGTCCATGTTCAGGTCTTCAAGAAGGGCACGGTCCACAGGTACACCGGCCAGCATCGTAGATTCCAGGATACCCCACGGGATTAGGTAGCCATGACGGTCTATGCGCCACTCCACCCCCGTCAGTAGGGTCCGGGTGGCCTGTTCCATCAGGGAGAACCCGCAGGCCCATTGGTCTATCTGTTCGCGGTGTTCCTGGGTATCGACCTTAACCATGATGCCCTTGGTGGGCATACCTAGACCCTTCCACAGAGAATCTCGCTCCCTACGGACCTGGGCCACATGCAACGCCAGGGAAACCACAAGGTCTGCCCCAGGTACAGTTCTACTCAAGGGCTGAGCGTGGGCGGCTGTGATGTGCATGAAGTCGATGTGGTGGGTCTTCCACCGGGCGGAGCGGTGGACCTTTGACAGGTGCTCTTCGGTGAGCCCTTCGCAGTCCCATGGGGTGTAACGCAGTCCGTCAGAACGTTGCCACAACTGTCCCATAGATACAAAACGAGCAGGATACTGCTTGGGTAATACTAATGGGATTGCCCCCCGGATGAGTCCGGTGAGGTCCTCGTTGTTATCGGTGGCAATACACCCGCTGAGCCGATGATCTAAGTAAGTGCAGACCACTCCCCGGCCCTCAATCCAAGGCTCCAGAGAGAACCAAGCCCCCGGATGCTTGACTAGGACCTCACGGAGCCAAGACTGTAGCTCAACCTCGTTGTGGACCAGACCCAGGCTCATCCGATCTTGCCTCGCATATTCATGTCCCACCAGAGTAGGATGTTGAGCCACCAATAGCGAAGGGTGTCCATGGTATTTAGCGAGGGCATACTACCTCTTTCGTTTCTAGAGTGTGGATATGGAGATCCCGGTAGGACTCCACGACGGTCCAGGTGACCCGGTAGTCGGGCCTCGTTTGGATCTTACGATGGGTTAAGTCTAACAGGGCCGCTTCAAGGGCCTGGAGGTCTCCCACCACGGGTATCGTTGCCTTGAACTGAGCCATGAGCCCTCCCGGATCAGGTTACCCGGGCGCTATAAATCGAAGCCCCCAGAGGGGGCTTCGATCAGGCAGCTACGTTTTGTGCTAATAGCTTGAGGAACTTGAACCACTCCGGCGTATCAGCGAGTTGATCTCGATAGAGGTCACAGGTGTCGGACTGACTCAACACATACTGATCGTCTTCCTTGATGGCTTGGAGAATCTGGAGGTCATCGATGCCCTGATTCTGAAGTTCCACATAGGCGTCTTTGGCGTGGGCCTCAATCTCTTGAGGAGTCATGAGGTTAGCAGCATCGGTCTCCTGCTTCTCCCAACGATCCTTGGTGAGTTCCCCGCGCTCGTCCTGTTCATGATGGACATTCTCGTGTACAATGCTCTCATCCATCAAGGACAAGAACTTCTGCCACATTTCGCTCTTCTTGGCAGGTTCCATGGAGGCCCAGGCATCAATGAGATCCTGATTGATCAGGATCCTAACACCCGCATAGGTATCTTCCTGCTCAGCTAGTTCGTGATGAACATAGTAGGCATGGACAACATCTTCCATGCCTTCTGAGGTATCAACTTCAACCCCCAGGAGTTCAGTGAGCTTCATACAGAAGCCATTGGGGTCTTCGAGTAGTCCGAGCAGTTCCGACTTATGAGGGGTCAGCTTGACGATGACGTCAGCCGAAGGAGCCTCTGCGGTCTTAAAAGAACCCTCGTGTTCGCCAATGGGGCCTTGATTCTCCTCGTCATCGGTGGCTACCATGGCCTGCTGATCCACGATTGGATCCGGGTTATCAACCTTGACATTCTGTTCGCCAGTCATGGCCAGGGAGACCACACCGTAGTGGGCCTTCATGGAGGCCATATCCTGCTCATCGGAGTCAAGGACGTAATCTGCGCCATAATCCGCCACAGCATTCAGGGCTTGATCATCACTGAAGCCTTCAGTCAGAAGTAGGTCATAGGCAGCTACCTCAACGTCTTCCGAGGTAGCCTCACCAGTCTGGCCGTGCTTGGAAGCCTCAATGGGCTCCTCAGAAGCAGCAACTTCAATGTCAGTGTTGATGGTTTCGATGATGCGGTCCACGATGGGCTCCAGATCCTGCGAAGGATACACCGGAGCAAAATGATCCGTGATAGCCTTGTGGAGCACAGCATCGTCGGCCCCAAAGGTCTCAACGAGGTAATCCAGGGCTGGATCTGAGATAATCTCGGAGGCAATATCGTCCTCTGTGCCTCCGGTCACTTCAAGACCCGTCTTGGAGGCGTTCTCTTCATTCAGAGTCTCTGAGAGAGAACCATCCTCCATGTAGTCTGGCTGGTTGCGGAGAGCGGTCTCATCGGCAGCCACATTGGGGGCGATGGCGGCGGATTCCTTGGACATCCCCTCATCAATCCTAGCATCGTGCTGCTCGTCAGTCTCATCAGGACGTTTCTTGTACCACTCATGAATCCGCTGCTGCGCCTTCCATGTAGGCTCTTGACCTTTGTTCTTGTGGTCTAGAACATCCCCCACACTGATTCCGGCCCTACGGTTGAATAGCTTGCTCGTACGGGGCTTGGGAGAGAAGGTATCGGTGCAGTTCGGGCATCCGTAGTGATTACCCTCACTGTCGAAGTACTGGACTCCACAGTTAGGGCAGGTATATTGGTTCTTGGCATCTGGGGAACCAGAGGTATCAGCGGCACTCTTGGGGTGCATGGGACCGCTCTGGGTAGGCTCCTGGAACTCTGGGGCCTGATCGCGCTCTTCTTCGCGCTCTACCTGTCCCTCGGGTACGGCAGCCTGGGACAGATCGTCCTTGTGGTCCACATCGGGTCCACGGTCGGGTTCGCTAATGGTGGTCTCAAAGTGCTGACGAAGGTCCTTCAGCTCCACGATCTCCATCTGATCGGCCCTGCGCTGAAATAGCTTGCTGCGCTTAGACAGTTTGATGAAGTTCCAGTCCTGGGGGTTCTTGCCATAGGCATTGAAGAACACATTTGCCATGGTACCTTCCATCTGGCCGAAGAACTGCTCTAGAGCCTTACGGAACTGGAAGTAGCCACGCTTGATCTCGGTATCGGTCTGCTTAGCCAGACCTGCGATACCACCAAACTGGTAGGCCCACTCGTAGAGTGTAGCGCCCTTTACCTTGATCTGCTTAAGCAGAGCAATGATGCCCTTGGTGACTTCCCTAGTGGCATCATTGGTCCGTGCGCGATCCTCGCGGTTGATATAGTGCTGGGTCTCGGAATCCCATGCTCTTTTAATGGTCATGTTTTGTCCCTTAAGGCAATCTCACTTAGGGTGGGAAAGCCCTCGCCTGAAAAGGAGAGCATGACGAGCAGTGATTTTAAAGCACTCCAGGGTCAGGAGGTCTTGAGTATCCTGGACTAGGAACCCTGCGCTGGTCAGCACATTCTGCTCTACCCACTTGAACATTTCAAGGTTGGTGGGCTCAGGAATCTCTTTGGTCTCGGTGATGATCTTGTAGAGCCGCATGTAGGCTTCAGCCTGCTCATGTGCTGCATCGATCTCTGCCTGGGTAGGGGTGTCCTCTGCCCGGGGGAATAGTTTTTTAGCCATCATGTCAGCTTCTACTTTGTCATCATGAGCCCCTTCGGGCTCGATGGCAGCAGCGAGGTCATAGACCTCGTCCATCAGGGTAGGTTCACCTGTGGTGTCCTCGGTCAAGCCACTCAGAGCATCGACACGCTCCAGCATCTCGGTAAGCTCTCCGGTGGTGACATCCTCCGAGACTTCAGCCCCTTCTTCAAGCCAAGGCTGTTCCTCATCCCCCGCGAGCATGGTAATATCCGGCACGACCGTCATGCGGTTGCGTAGATCCTCGGTATCGATCGGACAGTGCTCAGTCGGGATACCTTCGACTATAGGACGCTCTTCCAGTCGGGGCGGCTCGATGGGAATCACTTCACTGGATTCTTCCCCACCAGGGAAGGCAGCGATGGCAGCATCCCGTACATGCCCCTTCCAGGCCGCAGAGGCAGGCTCGGGGGTGGCTTCTGGCCAAGGGGCAGTGACGTCCACGAACTCTTCGAGGACCACATCCTCAAACGCATGGGGGTCAATGATGGTGGCTCCTGGGCCGTAACGCTGGGGCTCGGTCATGATCTGTACTCCTGGGATAGTAGGCATGAACTTGGTCATACCGGGAACGATGATTTCATCCATGCTAAACCTCGTAGGTCTCGATGGTGCCAGGGTTCCAGTCACCTTCCTTGAACCGCTCTAGGATATCCCCGGCTAGGCCCTTCTTGACATAGGCCAGAGTGCAATGGGGAACATAGGTCCCATGGGAATTCTTGTAGTCTGGGAACTCCTCTGCTAGGGCAGCATTGAGTCGCTTGAGATCGGGAGCCTCAACGTCGAAGATGATGACGTCGAACCCGGGGTTGGTGGTGAAAGCGGTAACGCCATTAAAGGTCACACTGAGTTTCTTGAACCCCTCCATAACCTTCTGGACCCGGGCGCTGCAATCATCCTCACGAATCCCATAGAGGGCTGTGACATGGAACGTATGAGTCCTACCGAAGGTTGAGTCGCCTTCGACCTCATACAGATCCTCATCACCAATGAGAACCTCCCCGATCTCCTGGAGAGCCTCAGTGAGCTCCTCTGGGATCAGAGCCATCACACAGCTGTAGTTGTAGTCTCCGGCCTTACCCTGGGCGACCTTCATGCTTCCTCCTGCTCTTCCAGCACCTTCACCAACTCTTCCAGGGTGGCCTGGAGGGTCCTGTGTAGGATACCGATACCACCCTTGGCGTTCCATTGGGCGATGTTCTTGTCATTGTCATCGATTAGCACACGACCCGGCTTGGCGAAGTTCTGCTTGTCGATTGCAAAGGGTCCGATGTTGAACTCAATGCTGGGATCGATGTACTTCTTGATCCAGGTGCGCTTGTCAGACTCAGCATCGGGGACGGTGTTGCGTCGGGGTAGTGCGGTGAGGATCGCTAGGGGAATCTCGGTCTCCCGAAGGAAGCTCATGAGTTCCTGGGCATCCGGGAGCATTGGCAGATTCAGATAGAAGTGGTCCTCATCCTTGACCACGCTCCATAGGCCCTTGGTATCGTCATTGACCTCAGGGCGGGTCTTGGCAATTTCGGCCTTCCAGCCGTCGAAGTCAGCCAGCACTCCGTCACAATCAATGTAGATTTTGACGATTGGGACTTTCAGTATCCTTTTTGGAGGAATAGCATCATGCATGAAAAACATCTCCTTTTGAATGGCGGAATACCCGAGGCAGTTCGAATCTACTTAGACTACTTGTCCACACAGAAACTTGTAGCCGATCATTTACACCATATCTTGCCACGGTGCTTATTTCCTGAGTTTTCTTGCCTTAAAACCCATCCTTGGAATGGGATTTACCTTCAAGAATCAAAACATGTCAAGGCTCATAAACTTCTCATGGAGGCCTTCCCTCACTCAGCCAAGCTACGAATGGCTTGGCTTTTCATGAGTGGCACGAATTGGAGTCCATCTGGATCATCTTGGTACACCGATGGAATCTCTGAGACCTTGCTATGGGCGGGCGACGACATTCCGATGGGATTCGAATCCGGTAGGCTTGCCACTCCAAACACCCAGGGAAACATATGGGTCCACCAGGGTGGTGTGCGGAGGAGCATTGATCCTACTGACCTGAAGACTGCAACCTCAGAGGGTTTCCAACTAGGTATGGGCGAAGTAGACCGCTCCCAGGCTGAAGATACTACACTCATCAACAACGGATTGGTAGAGCTACGAGTCAAGCTCGCGGAGTTCGAGGCCAATCCCAAGCCAGGATTCCAGCGTGGGCGTCTACCCGAAAACTCGAAATCGGCGGTTCGTTCAGGCTATGTCTGGTGTAACGACGGTGCCGAGAATCGACAAACCCTGACATCCCAGGTCCCCGTGGGCTATGTTCTAGGCAAGCTGGAACTCAAGCCCCGCAAGGCTTACCCAACTGGGAAGAAGTGGTATAACGACGGCACGAGGGCTGTCCAGGTCTATTCTGGAGAACCAATCCCTGATGGTTTTGTCCCTGGAAGACTCCAGAGTCACTGTCCCAAAGGCCGAACCTTAACTGAAGCCCAAAAGAAGGCCGTGGCGGATTCCAACCGTCGCAGGGTTCGTTAGACTCCCAGGCGGGCCAATAGGCGTGGTTGCTTGGAGGCCAGGACTTGTAGGATGATTTCCTGGGCGGCTTCTTCCCTTGAATGGCCCTGCCCCCAGAGACCGTAACTACCTAGAGTGAAGATGAACTGCGGTCGCATGGTAGTCGTGATGGTCTTCTCTCCACGCTCTCGTTGATCGAAACAGGTCTCCCAGAGCACTAGGGCATAGCTGGGCTGATCCAGGATGAGCTGGGGACTGAGCGTAGGGTGCGAGTTGGAATTACCCCCTGTGCTACCAAACGCACTTGGGGCCTTGGTGCGGGCGCTGAGCTTGTCTACGTTTCCCTGGGCCACTTGGCTCATGGGTATACCAAAGACATGAGCCGTAGCGGCTACATACCACAGCAGGTCCCCCATCTCCTTGACGAGGTTCTCAACCTCAGCCTCAGTGAACTCCTCCGGGGTGGTCTTGTTCTCGTAACGCCATTTCTTGAAAATGATCTGGCCGAACTCACCGACCTCCTCGGCTGCGCCCATGGCCAGCATCAAAAGCGGATTATCTTCGGGCAACTTGACGAAGCGTCTGATCTGTGCTTGGTAATCGTCTAGTTTCAAGGATGCACCATGCCTAGTAGGTCGCCTAGGTGGTCCTTGGCGAGGATGAATTCGTCGTAGTCCCTCTGGAGGTTCAGGCGGGCCTGCGCTTCAAAGCGTTCCCGGAACTCAGGGTGGCTGTATAGATGTTTGCGATCGAGCATTGACTTGATCCAGACTGGTCGGCCCTGGTTGTAGGCTGTGATACCAACCACAGGGAGGAACTCATCCATCACCAGCCGCGAGGTGGCATGGTAAGCTTCCCAGGATTCGCCTAGGCCCGCAAGATCACAGTCCAGCATCAGACCAGTGTTGTAGCTGAGCTTGTTTTGGCGGATGTCGGATCGGTATTCATGGGTAGTAGTGGCCAGGATGATCTGCTTCACCATGAGCAGTTGACCCGGGTCTAGGATATCTCGCAGTCCCAGATACCCAATAGCCGCATCGGCACTCCGGGACTCGTTGTCCTTTGCACCCGGCACATAGTACCAGTCGTGGAACGCTATACTCCACAACAGTACATCGCGGTCATAGAGACCGTCATGGAAATGCTCTTGGTCATGCTCAAACCACCGCAGGTAACCCAGTAGGTTGCCCAGGTGTTGCATGGTATGAAACTTGCGATGCGGCTCTGTATACTGAGCTACCAAACGCATAGTCAATTCTAGATGATCCCCAATTCCGGGGAGTGTGATCCAACTCATGCAATCTCCTTGGACTACAGGTAGCCCAATCGGTCCATCAAATCTTCTAGGGGCGCAGGATCCGCAGAGACCACGGATTGCACACTAACCAAGAATTCGTACAGGTGGTTTTTGAATTCCTTGGGCTCTTGATCAATCCGAAACTTGGACCTGATGTTGAGAATCGCCTCGTGATCCTCACAGGGAGCAAAGATCCAGGACCCGTTGGGGGCGATGAAGGCTTCTATTGCAGTATCACTGTAGAACACTGTGTAGGTTGGACAGGAATCGATATGCAACATAACAGCTCCAGGATACGCCCGAGTCGTATAGACCTATTCCGTTTCGTCTACCACGGATTCCATGAGAGCTTCTACTTCGGTCCCGTTCAGTTGGTCAATCTGTGGTTCCTTGATGCCGTACTTGCTCTTGAGCACCCGGGTCAGACTCCCCAGGCCCACAGCGGGTTCCTTGGTGTATACCAGCCACTCTAGACCTTCATGCTCAAAGTGCAAGTAGACACTGGCACCGGACTTGTGGTCTTCAACGAAGTCAGCCACTTCGATCAACTCGGTGACCTGAAGATCCGCTAACCCCTTACCGGCGATGAGCAGACGATCCACACCGGGTAGGTTGGCGAGCTTCATGCTGGCCTCGACAGCCGGTTGGGCCGTAGGTTCTGCCTTAATAGGCTCAGAGCGTTTTACTTCCTGCTCCACCACCTGCTTAGGAGCGTGGGCATCCAGGAAGTCACCCAGCCAAGTGGTGTCAGTGGCGATGGCCATGGTGGTGATCTGGTTCATGTAGATGCGAGCCCTGCTGGGGATCTCGCCAGTCCTAGAACCCTCACCGGGGGTAAGGTAAGCGAATTCTTCGCCATCCAAGTACAGGCCAGAGCCCAGGAGGTAGTGTAGGGTGTCGGCGCTTAGGGGGATAGCAACTGCCACAGCCGTGGGGGCCTCAAGGCCCTCTTCGCCTTCCCAATGATCCGTAATAGCTTCCTTGGCAACGTCGAAGACCTCGCCCTGGTTGATCAACGCAAACAGGAACGGAAAGAAATCGTCCTTGTCATAGATCTGGCCCAGGATGGTCAAAGCCGGTTGGAGCGAGTCGAGGTCGTCCTTCGAGCATCCATAAAATCTCATGTTCAAACCTTTGTGCTGAGGTATTCTTCTTTGATCAGATCAACGTGCGAGTCCAGCTCTATACAAGAACTGCAAAGCTCGGACCAACCTTCAGGGATGTGCATGAGGTCTCCCCGGGTGGTACTGGTAGCAAATGCCGCAACATGGATTTCATGGTTGGCGGAGTGCTTGACCAGGATCTCTTCGTAGCGGTGATTGTGGAAGCCCACGAGGATTACCCGGGAGCCCCGAGGGATCTCATGCAAGATCTGGTGCAGGTAGAACACAGGTTTGTAGTACTTCTTCAGGCTGTTTACCTTGGACTCGATCGGATTCATTCGGACCACTTCGATGTGGTTCTTGGCCAGAGAACGAATATACCTGATGGCCTGCTCCTCTTTGGTGGAGCCGAATAGGACGATAGACTGTGACGGGCCCTGGAAACCATACAATTTGTACAGATAGGAAGCAACGTCAGCGACGAACAGCTGAGTCCCGAACTTCTCTCCGGCCCTAAACAGGTGCGAAGACTCAATCAGGATATAGTTTTTGGCAGAACGATCCACTTGACTCTCCATACTAGAGAGTCCGAGAGATCTGAAGTACCAATTAAATCCTTACGGGGCGATTATGCTCAAGCTTCCGAAACGCGGAATCATATAGACCTTGCCCTCGCGGGCCTGAAACTCCACCCGCATCTGATCCCGGAGCCAAAGAGCAGTGCAGAGATTATCCCAGTTGCCGCTCTTAGACTCAAAGGTCCCTTGGAAACCCTCGATGTTGGCACCACCTTGGACCAACGTCACATTTGGTGTAGTAGCGGAGTCTGGGTAGCGGATGCTAAGAGTCCCACGGGGAATAACAGCATAGGTATCCAGCTGGGAACTCATGCGCGACAACCCAGCGGCGTCTGAGAACGCCGGGGTCTGATTGGTGTTGTACATCTTGTAGCTGGTATGAGACTGGGACTGCTCCAGGACCTTGAGCCCCGCTACTAGTGTCAGGGCCTCATCCCAGGTCTCCATACCGGCTTCACGGCGCATCTTGGCACCCTTGACGAACGGGGATTCCGGCTTGCCCTGATAGAGTTCCGTGAGGGCCTTGAGACGAGCCTGCATCTTGGGCACATCGTAGGTCGGCATGATCATCAGTGGCGAGGCCAGATAGATCTGAGACCAGACGTTGCCATCCAGAGTGAAGGTAGCTTGGGTGAGTGCGTATTGCCAGTCCTGCGTGGTTAGCTTGACCTGGGGGTTGGCCCAGGCTTCAGTGAGAAGTGTTTGCGCCCAACGGCGCTCACTGAAGGGATCCAACAGGGTCTCTCGGTCGTTCCACTTGACACTCACCAGGGCAGCGAGTCGTTCTGCGGTTGCTTTGTAAGGCATAGGTCCTCCTAGAATTGTCAAATACTTCCACGGGTAGGGATCTTGCGCCAGCCTTCGGGCATGAGAATCATGCCTTCCATCCAGGGCACTACTTCCACTTCGAGTCCCATAAGCCTTGGACGCTCCCAAGGATCACCATTCTGGAAGGTCATAGGGGCTACGAATTCCAGATGATGCCGGATCTCAGGGGTATGCATGAGCTCTTGGAAATCCTTGGCACCGATCAGTAACACACCGGGGGCTTCATTCCAATGCCTGAATAGCTCCTCTTGCTGATCAATCAGACGTTGCATGAATGCACCCGTGTCAAGGGTGAACCGGACATAATCGGTCTGTTTGACCCTCTGGTGTTGAAGTGAGCCATACCAACGCAGAAGCTGGAAGGTCCAACGCTGTAAGAAATGGAATCGCTTCACAGGCTTAAACTCAAACGCATCTTTCATGAGTACCCAAGAGGTCTTCTCCTTGGTAAACACGAAATCTATGAACTGCTTGTACTGGGGAGGCTGATTAGAATTCACAAAGCTCCGTCACAGTGTCCTTGAGTGGTATGTCAGTCCCACAGAGTTCCTCGATGACCTCTATGGCGTCAATGGTAGCGATGGAACCCAACCGGGCCCCTAGCTCTTTCACGAACCCCTTGACCTCCGTGGTCTCGCTGGCCTTAACGATATCCTTATCAGCAACCCGGAAGGCCACTTCTAGGGGGGCGGTGGGCAGCGGCTTCTTGAGGATGCCCCAACTCTCAGAGTCCACGAACCGCAAGCCTACGGCGTAGATATCGCGGTCTACCTCGTCGCTGGCTAGGGCAGCCCTAGCAAGAGAGCCTGGGTGGATGTGGAGGCACTTGCCAACCTCAGTGTCCTCGACATGACTGTGATCGTGACCCCACAGGAAGACATCAAAGTCAATGTCCTCCAGGAGGTCATAGCCAATGATGGGGTTACCGAAGTGACTCTGGGCACCACCTGGGCGGGCCATGGCATGTGCCATTCCGATCCGGTAATCCACTCCATTAGCTCGTTTGGGGGTATTGAGAATCCGCTGAAGAAGCACCATGTCGTCTTCGTAATGGAACGGCACTACCTCTACACGGAGACCGTTAGGATCCTCGAAGATGGTAGACCCTTCCAAGACCTCGTAAGCCCCGGCATGGGCAAGGATCCCTAGTGGTTGGTGGTCGAAGGTATCATGCCGGTCGAACTGGATGTCATGGTTGCCCACGATACCATAAACCTTGCCGGTATTGAAGCCTTTGAACAGATCAATGACTCGGTTGAGCATCCTGTTGGAGTTGGCTTTGGAAAAAGGGGACTTGATGTGCAAGACGTCCCCACCGCATAGGCATATGGAGTTTCGATTTTGAGTCCATTCGCGCACAGTGGCCAATTTGTTGATTATGGCTGTCTCGTAGTCGTCCACTCGGCGACCGGGCGGATGGGCCGAGAGATGCAGGTCCGTGATGAAGGCAAACTCAGCCCTCTGGATTTTCACGATTTTTGGTTCCATGTTAAGAACTCCCGGAGGCTTGCGTGTTGCGTGACAGGGCTGGATGAGGGGTCGGCTATTCCGATACCTGACTACAGTTCGATGCGACTGATCCAAGACTGAACCCATGCCGATTGCGAATGCATACGTGTTCTCCGTAATTGTGGGCCCAATAACGCGACCACACTTTGAACTTGACTTCATTCATTTGTTGGCTTCTTCTTCATGAGGCCGATGCTGGCCGGGAACACTGCGCTGATATGGATCAGGATCTCCAGGAAGATGCTGATTAACAGGCAGAACGTGAACAGGATGCCGTGGTAGCTTATTGGGATGCCCGCCTTCTGAATGCTCTGGACCATCGCATTTAAGCTCTGGTTCTTGGTCCTGTCATCGTCCCCGAACACGCTGGGGTTGTTGAGCAGGTCCAGTCTGCGGGCTCTCTCAGTCTCGATGGCTTGTAGCTTGTCAGCCAGAGCCAGCCGCTCTTGCTCTAGTGCCTTGGTAGCCTTGGAGCGTTCCTGCTGCACATGCCGGTAGTAGGCTTCCTTGGTGGGATCGGCGTAACCGACTCGCTGGCTGGCGGTTTCCTTGTCCTTCTCCAGGCCCAGTAGACCATCCTTGGCCACTTGAGCCTTCTTATCGAACTCTACGTTCACTTCCTGGCGGGCGATCCCCTGGACCTTGCTCAGGTCAGTGTGGTCGTTGAGGAACTGGCTGAAGAAGAACAGGCTGGCGATGAAGCTGAAGCTCACCATGACCCATCTGAGGATCCGATAGAGCCACAGATTCATGGGGGACATCATGTCGCGGATACGGGTAGCACCCACTGTCAGAAAGTACTTGCCCAGCTCTACCACCACAGCCATACTGAGGCTGATCATGAAGGCACCACCGGTGAGGATCATCATCACTCGGTAGAAGATCTCGCCACTCAAGTAGAGGCAAACGAGTCCCAGGGCTACTACGATATGCCAGTAGCGGTTCTTGCTGAATAGCCACAGTGATCGGCTACCGGGGCCTTGCTTGGGCTTGTTGAACCAACTCAAGTTGGGCTCCTAATGGATTGTATGACCGGCTCGGTATGCTGCGCCCACACGCTTCCATGCATCCAGGGATCTTTGGAGTGCCTCAGGGATCGGTGGGGGATTGATGATGGCTTCTGCGAAGACCACTTGGTCAGTCTTGGACAGGTGGATAACCTCGCTGGGTACGGTCCAGGCGTGATCCTCGTCCACTAGCTGGAATAGCCGGACTTGGCTAGTACGGAGGATGGTCTCGTAGGCCCAGCGGTCGATTTCAGGGATGTTGTAGGGCTTGGCAAACACTACCACCCGTACGCCTCGGGCGATGGAGTGCTTAAGGCAGTCCAGGCAGTTGGCCTTGGGAAGAAATAAGCAGTGCCCGTAGGCATCCGTGCGGGGTTCAACCTGGGAGAACGCATCTACCTCAGCGTGTGTGGTGAGACGACACTTCTTGGAGGTATCACAGCCTAGCTGCTCGCAGCTAAGGTGCTCCAACGCTGGAGGCTTGCGGTTGTGCCCTACGGCCTGGACCTTGAGATGTATGTCAGTGACAACACAACCCACATGGCCCTTGCAGCAGGTGGACATCCCCGCTACCTCGTTTGAGAGCTTACTAAGCAGGGCCGCCTTGGAGGAATCCCACTCAGGGGCCTCACGGTCGGTGGTGATCCACCCATTGGCTGCTGTGAAGGTCATGGGTATGAGCATCAGATCCCCTGGAACTCGGCTAGGATATCCTCGCACTCCTTGATTGTGTCTTCCATCGCAGTTAGAGCATCTTCTAGCTCGGACTCCGTGGTAGCCAGGAGTTTCTTGAGCTCCGACGCCTTCATGTTCTCGGCATCAATACCAAGATCCTTGAGCTTCGTCAGAGCCTCTTCGTATTGGTGCTCCTTGACGGCCTGGGACTTCTCCAGAGCAGACTTGGCCTTGCGGATCTTCTCCGCCCGGGTATCCAGGTCCTTCAGCTTCCTGTTCAGTTCTAGCTTGTCCATCACTCGACCTCGAATTCATGACCACACTTGGGGCACTGGATTTTGTCAACGTCTTCTTGAAGCTGCTTGGTCTCTAGGGATATAGCTCGGAGCAAATCTTCTTGCTCTTTCAAGTCCTTGGCCAGTTCCACTAGCTCAGACCGGGTCTCTATCACCTGTTCTATGAGCTCTATGGTCTGGGCCATAACCCGGGGGGGATCGGGGATCGCAGGGAGGCGTCTCAAATCCGATCGGGGCTCCAGTACGATCTCCAGTAGCTCAATGAGCTCCACCCCGGGAACGTCCAGGTGGGGTGGGTTCAGACCTTGGATTGCTGAGTCCAGTCCTGTTAGAGAAGACCTGAGACCCAGTAGATCCTCTAAGACCTCCACAGTAAAGGGGAGGTTCCCGACTCCGGGTTCATGAGCGGGCAAGATCCGCTGCACTTCCAAGACCTGTATGAGTTCCGCATGGGCCTCTAGGGCATGAACCACACCCTCAGATATCAACTGGCACTTGATGGCCTGTCGTTCCTGAGTAGTAAGCGTCTGGCTCTTAGCCTCGGCCTGCTTGGCCAGGACCTTGCACTTGATAAGCTGAGCTTCTAACTCGGAGAGTTCACCCGCGATCAGCTTGGCCTCGCTGTTGGCCTCTTGGATGCGCTTGTTGGCTTCCTTCTTGCCCTGCTCCAGCTTATCGGTGCTGGCGAAGGCACCAAGGACCTGATTGATCTGGCCCGGGGTCCAGCTGAGCCCAAACTGAGCATCGAACTGGCTGGCGAAGATGGGGTCAAACTTGAACTCCCCAAGCTCAACCTGACCGTAGCCCAGGGCCTTGATCTCATCCGGCACAGCCCCATCGAGCTTCTTGTATTCCTTGTCCCCGCCCACCAGATACTTGGGCGCATTTTTGGTGCTACGAGACAGTTCAAAGGTTGTCCCATCCGTGAGAGTGATGGATGTGTTGCTAGTCCCGGTCTTGATCCACCCAGCAGGCAGGTCATTACGGGTGATGGCCTTAAAGGCTCTGTGGATCGCGCTCTTGCCCAAATTAGATGGGCCCACGATTGCTGTGAGCCCATCTACCTCGATCTCGAACCGGTCCCAGCCCTGAAAATTGGAACCAGTAAGCTTCATCACAGTTCCACATCCACATCGGAGTCGAACTTGAACTTGGTGACAGCAGCGGTGCCAGCGTTCCCAAGGGTGCTGTCATCGGTGTCGCCCATCGCGTAACGATCCTGGGCAGTAATCTCGGTGGCGAAGCCTTCTTTGTCCTCACGGATCTTCTGGACCACCAGCTCACGGAGCTGGCTGAGGATCTTGAAGTCAGGCTCTTCCACGAGTTCCCTGAGGGCCTGATCCTTGTTCTCGTAGGTCACGATCGGATTGTCCTCGTTACCCACACGCCACTTGCGACCCACTGGGGCGATCAGGTCATAGTGGCGGCCCAGCTCACGAACGCTGATCCAGTCATCCACACCCTTGCCAGGACGAATCCAGATCACAGATTCCTTGAACCCACCACTGGTGGCCTTGTTCTTCAGCACACGGACCTTCACCTTGTTGACGATGAAAGCACCCTTAGCATCGTCGGTTCCCTCGAAGAGGAAATCGTCATCCGCACCACCGGCACGGTATGCCTTGGCGATGTTCACTTCCACGCTCAAGCTGGGGACGTAACGGGTTGCGTTACCACCGGGCAGGACGTAGTTGTGGTTGGTCATGCTGGGATACTTGGCCGCGAACTGCGCTTCCATGGTGTTCTCGATGCGGGCCTGATGCTGGTTGATCATCACTAGGCATGAGTCGTACTGAGCAGCGTAGGGCAGGATGATGTCGTAGAACCGGGCCATGCTGCGGGCGTGGGCACCAACGGTAGCCTTGAAGGCATCGCCGTTCATGACTTCCTTCTCGCCGATCTGATCCTTCATGCGGGGGATCGAGTCGAAGATGAAGAACCGGACACCCGCCTTCATGAACACGATGGCCTGCTGGATGGCCTGCTGGATACTGTTGGGCTGGACCACGACGAGCATGTCCTCAGCGGTGTTGACGCCGATGCCTTCCAGGTATTCCAGGTTGCAGGTTCGCTCGAAGTCGAAGATCACACCGGGCTCGTTGGTCTTCTCCTGATGCGCTTCCAGGAGTTCGTAGGCCAGCGTGGACTTGCCGCTGTGTTCCTTACCGTGCAGCATGACCACACGGCCCCGATGGGGGATACCACGGAGGCGGCACACTTCATCCCAGACGATGGAACCGCTGGGGGTGAACTCCTCCTGCACCTTGCTCTTGAGGATCTGATAATCCTCGGTCTTGAGCGAACCCAGGGCCTCGCTGAATCGGGACTTGATGTCCGATCCAGTGAACTCCACGGATTTCGCTTTTTTACCCATTGGCTTTGCCATGTTGTCTCCTTTAGACTAGGTAGCTCTTCTTTTCCAACCGGGTGGCCTTGCGGATCCGGGCGTCTTTGACCTTGACCTGTCGTTCACTCAGGGTATAGGGGAACCAATACTCGGGACGATGCAGAACTCCGTGGAATCCAGTGACCTTGTGTTCCTTGGTCATTTCGTCTTTCGTGAGGCCCTTCTTGGAACCCTTGGGAACGACCTTGCCATCCAGCCCACGAGTCACCACCTTGTAGTCCTCAGAGGTGTCGCAGAATCTCTGCTTGAAGAACTCTGGGGCCTTGGCGGCTTCGATGCCGTCCCTGAACATACGGATCGTCCAGAGCCCCAGCATGGTAAAGAGAGCGGCGTCACAGGCGTCGCCGTCCAACCCGGGGAAATCTTCTTTCCCCAAGAACCCCCATGCCTTGTCTTTGTTCTCGCCTTTGTTGTTACCCTTCATGGTAAGACCCATGATGGTCCTCATGGTCATAGCGTTGGTCATCAACTCCCAATGTTCATGGAATTGATCCATAACCAGACTATCAGCCCTGAGGGCGGCTCGGATGCAAATGCTGGCCGTGGCTAGGGCATCGCTGCCCGGGGTAGGAGCCTCATAGCTCAGCAGAAGACCCGTGGGGGCTTCCTTGCAGAACTCAGCGATGTCATCCTGTGCCAGCATGTCCGTGAGGTAGAGGCCCATACTGCGGGCTCTGATCCAGGGCAGTTCATCGGTGGAATCCGGCTTTACGGATCCGACCTCGTTCCACCACTGCTTGCCTTCACTAACTAGAGCTATGGCAAAACCCGAACACGACAGGCTGGGATCCAATGCTAATATCACCCAGCGATCTACAGTTGGTTTCTGATCTGGCAAACGCAAGATCGGTTCAGGTTTGGGGACTTTAGAAGCCATGGTATCCAGTGCCAATCAGAGGAGGGTTCATGAGGTCCGTAGGTATCTACTGCATCACAAACATTAAAAATGGTAAAGTGTACGTTGGTCTATCTCAAGATATTGTAACTCGCTGGCGAAAACATCTAAACAAGCTACGGAAGGGAAATCACCCGAACCAGCACCTACAAAGTGCTTTTACTCTCGATGGAGAGGCCAATTTCCGTATGGACATCTTAGAGCTTTGTACTTTGGTAGAACTATCAGAACGGGAGAAACACTGGATAACTCATCTGGATTCCTGCAATCATTTGGCTGGCTACAATATGCTCCAAGGTGGGAGGCATGGAAAGCATACCGAGGAGACCCGCAAGAAGATCAGTGCTGCCAACAAGGGTCAGAAGCCAACGGCTTATTGTCTTCAGAGAGGGCGGGAAGCAGGAGTCAGTATTGAACGACGCCAGCAGATGTCCAAACTCCGGCTAGGAGTGCCTATCTCTGAAGAACATCGACTAAACATCTCTAAGGGACTGAAAGGAAGGCCAGCTCCTAATAAAGGTAAGCAATCCTCAGATTCCACCAGATCAAAAATCAGCAAAGCTACCACGGGCGAACTAAACCCCTTCTTTGGCAAAAGCCATTCAGAAGAGACTATACAAAGGATAAAAGCTACCAAGCAAGAAAAAAGGGAGTTACGACTACTGAAAAAGCCTTACCCTACCTGCATCCACTGCGGTGGTCTTACGAAGCACCATGGACGGCAATTCTGCTCTAAATCCTGTGCAGCCAAGTTCAAGGGGCTGGGGCTGGGGCTGGGCACAAGAGGGTCCAGGCCAGAATCGCCCATCGGGTAACTCCAGCCTGGACCCAACCGCTCAGATTTCCTCTTCGTCTTCCTTGGAGGCAGCCTTGGCAGCCTTGCGGATCATGGCCTTGTACTCGATGTCGTCGATCTTCTTGCCCAGCTGATAGCTGAGGGCCTTGCCGTCGCGGAACTTCTCGGCAGCTGCGAGGACCTGAGCCTCAAGCTCCTCATCGGCCCGCCACCACGCGGTCTTGGAGATCTTCTCGAACTGGAAGCCGATCCCGTTCTCCTTCTCGGACATCACCAGATCGAAGTCGTAGACGGTCTCGTCTTCCATCTTCTTCTTGGAGATCTCAGCGAAGTTCGTGCGGGACATACGGAGGTACTTGACCTCCCACTCGATCTCTTCGTTCTTGGGCATCGTGCCGTCTTTGGACTTGGCATTGGTGTAGTGAATCACCAGGGCCACAGCCCTCATGCCAGGGTTGCCGAGCTTCTTGCAGCAATCGGCTTCCTTGTCCTCGGTCGAGTTGCACACGAAAGTGCCCTGACCTTCGACGTAGTGGTTGTATCCGGCACGGACCTTGAATCCAGGGATCAGGGCGAACCTGACAGCCTTGGCACCGTCCAGAACGAGACGCTCTAGGCGACCCGGACGCTTGGTGACACGCTCGTCACCGAAATCGACGTCGATACCACGGGGGGCATCGTCCTCATCGGAACCCTTCTTCTTGGGCTTCGCGGGGGCCTCATCCTCATCGGCGGGAGCCGACCGGCGCTTGGGCGTGGGGACCTCATCCTCGTCCACGGGGACGGATCGACGCTTGGGCGTGGGGGGCTCATCCTCGTCAGCAGCGACAGACTTGCGCTTGGGGGCAGGAGCTTCGTCCTCTTCATCCGGAACAGACTTCTTGCGGGTAGGAAGAGCTACATCTTCCTCTTCTTCGAAACGTTTGGTCGCCATTTGATTGTTCTCCTAGAACGTTGGGCGTTGTGCTATTTGTTTGGGCGTTCAGTCCTCATCGTCGAACACTATTCGACGTTTTTTAATGACCGGAACGGGCGGCTTTGGAGCCTGGGGCTCCACCGTCTCAGGAATAGCAGGCGGGGCGGGCTCGAACTGAACGGGCTGCGCTTCCTCTACTTCTTCCATCATCTTGCGTCGTGCCACGACAGAAGATGAGGTCTTTTTGACTAGAGGCGGGGTGAAGACCTCATCGTCATTTGAGGTTACGGAAGCTTCATTAACCGGGTCAACTTTCTTTCGCCGTATGAATTCCTGGACCTGTCCGGTGGCAAAAACACCTAGCCCAGCGGCTTTGGCTTCGGCCATTAGGTCTTCGATTTCGGGTTCTGGATCAGAAGCTAGAAGTGTACCCGAGGCATCTGTGTCGAGGTCTACTACCTCATCGAACTCGGGCAACTCCACAGCGGGCTCGCTCTCGATGACCTTGGTCATGGATTCACGGGTGGCTACAGCGGTCCCCTCGGTCTGCTCGGGACGCTTGCGCCTCACCATCTCTGGCGGAGGCTCATCGAGGACCATACTGGGGCGTTCTTCACCCAGACCATATTTGTCCTTGAGCAAACGCATACCGGACTGGTCATCACTATACCCGGCCTGAAAACCCAGCTGGGGCAGGAGGCTCATGTTGGCCTGATCCTTACCGAGGCTGTACTTCTCAGAGGCAAGCTTCTTGCGGCTCTTTAACCGATCAGCTAGAAGTGTGAGGGCTCCATCGAGGGCCTCCATATCGGTAAAGGCATCACCTACCAGACGGTGGAATTCAGACTCACTAATGGCGTTCATGGCCGTGTTGGGGAGCTTGAACTCGAACCGCTTGAGCTCATTCTGAAGCGCGATGAGATACCACGCCTTGAAGGTGCTAGAGAGGTTGCCAAGATTGACCCGGGCTGCTTTGACCTTGCTCTGGAAGAACAGGACCTTGTTGGTGATGTTCTCGATCTGATCCAGGACCGTTTCCAGCCCTGTGGTGAGGTCGATCAAGTAGGCCCGGGAGGTTCCCGGGGAAACCACAGGCTGAAGCTGAATGCTGGACATATTGTCCACTTCATCAAGCAAGACCCGATAGTAGTCCTCGTAGGGTAGGCTCTGCTCCTTGTTCTGGTACATCAACCCCTGCGAGGCTTTGGCAACCTCGTCCAGGATCCAACTACCGTGAATCAGGGAATCTGCCTTGAGAGCATTGATGACGTCTAACATTCTTGAATCTCGTTGGACAGGGTGATATCGCCATTGGCAATCAGAAACTCAACGGGCTCCTTGTCTGGGTCCGCGAACTTCACGATGATCTTGCTGGTAGTGACTAGCAGGGCCTCGATGCCCCCAAGGATCACACCTTCTTCATTCCGAATCTTCAGCATGTCTTCTTCCTCTTAGTTGTAGGCTACCGTGACAGGTGTAAACCGGAGCATGTCTCGATCCAGGCACATGTGGACTAGCCAGGAGACATTGGTGAGCATAGAAGCCTCACGCTGCCACAACTCGGAAACGGGCATGACCCAAATGGCCTCGTCGGTCTGGGTGCTGGCCTCCAGGATGGCATCGGTGAAGGTCGTGTAGGTGTAGACTACGAAGTCAGCCCCCACCAAGCGGGCCACTAACTGCCAGTCCTCTTCGGGGATGACTACTCCGGTCTCTTCCTGAAACTCGCGAGTCATAGCCAGCCTAGGCTTGCCAATCTCATTGGGTTCAATCTTACCACCAACTCCGTTGAAGAGCCCCGCCTGCCAAGTGGGCCTACGCTTTGAGATCAGGGTGACGTTTTCGCGAGCTTCATCGAAGGCGAACCCAAGCACGTAGTTATTCATCAGAAATCTCCGGTTGTAGGAAAGCCACGATCTTGTTGTAACGCTGTTCAGCCGTGGTTAGAATCTTGTTCAAATCAGCACCGTTAATCTCGCCCTGTTCGAACCTAGCAGTCTGAATGGCGAGGTACGCCTTGTGAAACAGCTGGTGAGTGACAAGATGTATATCTCCCTCCAGATCTTCAGCACGAAGCGAGATGAAATTCTTTCCCCCATTACCATAGTTCTGATCACTTACAGCCAGAGACACCACAACTTCTGTTACTTTGAATGCCAACTTTGTACTCCTTATTAGTAACTCCAGGGGGCGATTTTGAGTAGTGGAATTTATTTGATCCGGTGCAACCCCAATGGAAAGATGTATGTTGGTAGTTCTTGCCAAATCCCAGAGCGATGGTCTACCCATCGCTTAGAACTCCGAAAGGGGATACACTCCAATACCCGGCTGCAAAGAGCCTGGACTAAGTACGGGGCCGAGGCGTTTGACTTCATCCTGCTAGAGGTTACTGCCGATCTACTCAACCGAGAACGCCACTTTATTGAAGCCTTGCGTTCCTGGGATAAGAAGGTAGGTTTCAACATCCAGAGAGAACCAGCACTTCCACCCTCAGCCAAGGGTACACTCTGGGTGCATAAAACTGGAATCAATAAACGGGTATCTCAGGACCAATTTCAGGAATTCATTTCTGAGGGATGGGAAACTGGACGCGAAAAAATCAAAGGCTGGGACGAAGAGTCAAAAAAGAATCAGTCAGAGAAACGGATGGGTATGCGTTTCTCTGAAGAACATAAACGAAATTTGTCTGAAGCCCACAAAGGGATCAGCTATCCATGTACTACAGCTCAAGGCTGTACTTGGATCTACAACCTCGATACTGGAGAGACAGCCCGATTATTTAGAGGTTGTCCTCTCCCTGAAGGTTGGCAAGTGGGACGTAAGCCCAAAAACTAGGCCATTTCGCCGGAATTTCCTTTGTACTGCTCAGCTAAAAACTAAGCTGGGACAGATCCTTCACCTTCTTTTTCTTGGTCTGCTTGGCAGCAGCGTGTTTATACGAGGTCTCGTATTCGATATCGTCGGCCAACTCTCGTAGCTTGTCCCCCTTAAGGTACTCCCCCATGGAGACATCCTTCGCGTGGGCCCTTAGCATCTTGGAGAATTCCTCGTCAGTCATGTCTCTGTCGAGACTACTCTCCAGGTCGATCTCCCGGGCTTCTTCCTCTAGTAGACCTGCGCTGTGAGACTCACCCAGGATGGCTTCGAAGACACCCTTCTTGGACAATAGCGTGGAGATGACATACTCGTCCGGGGTTCCCTTGGCCACCATGATGTGAAAGGTACAGGCCGAATGGGGGCTGGCGATGCGGAGCATACGACCCACAAGCTGAATGGTGCTACCAAAACTCCACGGTAGATCCATGCCGATCATGTGTCCGGCTTCCTGAAGGTTGATCCCCTCTAGGCCCGCACTGTTGATGCAGATGATGTTGTAACCACTGTCTGGGTCCTGGAATAGTTCCTTGGCCTTGTCTCGCTGGACCTCGTTCTCGGCACCCGTGATACGAAGAACTTTCTCGCCACGGGCTTGAAACAGATGTTCCAAACGGTCGATGTAGGTCCTGTATTTTGTGAAGATGATGACCTTCTGATCCTTGAGGTCGCCCTCAAGTAGATCAAACATTGCCTCTTCCTTAGGGCTCAGGCTCTTGGTGAAGAGCTTAGCAGGGTCGTGAGCCTCCAGCAGACAAGAGTGGTTGGCCACCAACTGGTAGACTGACATCATAGTCATGCGGTTGGTGGGATCACGATCTACCAAGGTGACCTGACCCGCGATCTTCTTGACCGCTGGGCTGAGTTGGTAGTGACCACTCGGGATGTCTCGTAGGAGTAGCCTCTCCTGCTTGGCGTCTAGCTCGACTTCATGGTACTTTGTGGTAAGCCGTGGCAGGGGTTCCTTTACCTGACGCTGAGACCTACCGTAGATGAACGGCCTGATCTCCCGCTTGAACTCGTCCATCTTGCGATAGCCCGTAAGCTTCGGCACGACTCGACGGCCCATACGGAGCATGTGATATACGCAGAAGCGGCTTCGGAAGGCATCGAGGCTGGCAAAGGGGCGGATGCCCATGGCCGACATTACACCATAGATCTCATCGGCCCCGTTAGAGACCAAGCTGGCACTGAGACCCCAGCAACGAGTGGCACATCTCTGCACCTGCATCATGGCTGTGCGGGTCTGCGCGGTAGGGTTCTTGAGCTTATGGCACTCGTCGAAGATCACCAGGAGGTTGGCCCGGTGAGGCCACAGGAGGGCTACAAGGTCGCGAATCTCCTTGCTGAGCACTTCCTTGCCATCAGCCGCTACTGGATCACCATTGTCATCGAAGTCGCCATCAATAGCTTGGCGTCGTCCGATCAAAGAGCTATAGCGGGTACACATTACCCGTGGGCCGTCCTCGGCCAGCCAAGTCTCCACCTGGGCCATACGGGCTTCATGGCCGTCCTGCTTCTTGAAGCGGTCTTCCATGACCGTGCTAGTCATGTTCGAGAATCGGAGGATTTCATTGTGAAACTGGCGCACCACAGACTTAGTGGTAATCACTAGGATCTTAAGGTCCGGGTCTTTGTGGGCATGATAACACATGCCCGCTATGGCCTGCACAGACTTACCCAGCCCTACGGCGTCAGCGATGATCATGCGGGGCACAAGCATCAAGTGAGCCACGGACTGGGTCTGAAAGTTACGCAGAGACACGGTGTCCCGGAAGAGCGGCCCCACCTTGATTGGGATCGGTCCCTCGGAGGGGTCGTGTCTGCGAACCCGCCATAGCTTATCCAGCAAGCTCTCGGGCATACCGAGATCCTGCGTGTAAGCTGTTATGAGCGGGCAAGGATCAGACATTGATCTTTCGGACTGAGAACCCGTGGGAGTGGATCTCGGAATGGGCTGTACCATCTTCCGGCCATCACCATCTAGGATCGTCATCGTGCCCCACATTCGGTGCATACCACTGTTCCGTTGCGAGTGATCTCCACCCGGGCCCCGCACTTGGGGCAAAACCCAATCAGATGGCAGAAACAACGCCACCAATAGCGAGCCCGATAACGGATCGTCTGAAGCATTACAGCTGCTCGGCGGTCATACCCGCTAGATTGATAGGGTCCATGTTGGCGAGCTTCTTGAGCTTGTCACTGAGTTTCAGCAGTTGCCCGAGACTGTCGTCCATGTTGATAGAAACTGCATCTGGCACGGTCTCTGAGGTCTTGTGACCCCAAGGGCAGGCAGCGGTAATCTGGACGAAGTGCTCCATGCCCTGATCGACCTGCCTGGAGATCATCCAGGCTCCCTTGAAAGCCGTGTGAACGCCTTCTTCGGTGATGACATGTAAGGTATCGTCCTGCCACCACAGTTCGGAGACCTTGGCCCCTTGGGTGGGTTTGGTAATTTCTTTTGGTGTCTCTGGCATGTTTCCCTCTGGGGTTAGGATACAAGCAGGGCGATCAATTCATGTTCGGTTACGGGAACCCATTCCTGGCCATCCCGGGAAATTTCCAAACTAAGGCCGCCCACGGGGAATCTGCCGTAGACCGAGTCCACGACCATCAACACCAGCTTGCCTTGGTGACGTTCTACTGACAACCGGGAGATGAGTGATCCCCCGATACGGATCTGAATCTGTGTGTGCATATGCGGCCCTTGAGGGTTTCTCGTTCAAACCTGTGAGCCTTCTTTTAACAAAGTGTTGAAATCTGTGATAGAGTGGACAGAGTTAGCCCGTTGGAAAGAAGCTTCCGGGATCTCGCTTGCCACTATCCGATCCTCAGACACTAGGTTCTTGTAGATGAGAATCGGGTCTTTGGTCTGTTCAGAAGCTAGGTTGAAGAACTTCTGGTATGAACCAAAAGAGTACAGTCCCAGGGGCGAGATAACGGGGGGTACTCCTAAATGGGATGGGAGAGGCTCCAAATAATTAGGCATCGGTGCCGTACTGTACGGAAACCAATCCACATCGCCCATGTGTGAGAGTAGATCGGGCGCAAAGACAGTCTGCGAGTCGAACAGGTAAAAACCCTGCTTTTCGTCAAAGCTGGGGAAAGCCATCATGGCTCCATAGGCGGTGGGCATCTTCCGGGAAACCGGATATGCATCGCCAATTTTTAGCCAGTCGAGCCTCCGTACAGTGGCATCAATGGAAGCCTTCACCTGCGGGGTGTCTCGGTATACAAAATGCACCCAACACTGCGAAGCCATCTTACGCAGTCCCTCAAGGGACCAGTAAAGTACGGGGCGACCTCCAGCCTTCCTTCGCCAGAGATCACCCCCTGTTAGTACCACGAGCAAGTTACGCATAGATCCTCAAATGGGACCTAAGAGCTCTTCCCGGGCTTGCGGGTGGGACGCTTGGGCTTCTCAGGAACCTCAGGAGTCTTGGGAGCCTTTTCGGGTTTGGTAGCAGGCTTGGGCTTGGGCTTGGGCTTGGGCTTCACGACCTCAACCTTGCTTGGCTTCACGGGGGACTTCTTTTTCTTGGCCTTTTTGGGGGCCTCAACGGTCTCCACTTCCAACTGATAAGCCCGCGCTTGGAGCAGGTTTACACGCCCCACTTCATCCACTAGGCCCAACTTCTTGGCCTCCCAGGGATCCAGGAACAGGTCGGTGCTGCCAGTGGCTCGGATCTTCTCCTCAAGCTCTTCCAGAGTGAGGTTGCAGTTAGTAGCGACTTCGTCCATGACCATCCGGTTCATGCGTTCGAGGTACTTCATCTCTACCCGCATCTCCTCAATGTGTCCACCAGCAGCGGCACTGACTTGATGGACCATAGCGTGACTCAGGGGAGCCATGAACCGCTTCCCAGGGGAGCCCGCACTAAGGATAGCCGCACCCATACTGTAGGCATGGCTAGTACAGTAAGTCATGAACTCAAGGCCCGAGGACTTCATGGCATTGAGAATCTGATAGCCATCTAGGACGTAGCCACCATTGGAGTTGATCATGATCAGAGCGATGTCGGACTTACGGACATACTCCAGTTCTCGGATAGCATCCCGGAACCCACGAGCCATAGCCTCGTTGACCTGTCCATTGAGGTAGATCGTAGGGGTGAACTTGTCCAACATCTTGTTATTGTTGGAGTTCATCATGAAGAAGGGGACGTCGTCATCGTCATCGTCGTCGTTCCGCTTCTTGGCTTTCTTGTGCTCGTCTTCGGATCGTGCATCGTACTGGCTGTAACCGTTACGCATTGCTCTCCTCTTCTAGGGTTAGTCCTGCCAATAGGGTATTGGAGTCCGTGGGGGATTGAATGGCACAGACCAAACCCTGGTCGATCAGTTCCAGAGAGCCCACAGGCTCAAAGGCTTCTAGATCGGTACCTTCGGGATAGATGAGGCCGGGATTCAGGATGCAGTTGTTCTGCCCAAACAGCCGAATGGCGGGGCGTAGGGTAGTGTGGATCTTCGCGTCGGATAGGTCGATCACGGAGAAGTTGCAGAAGATGTCCAATGGGGTGTTGAGGGTAATCTCCGTCGCGGATCCTTCCGGAAACCGGATGTAGCTCTTGTTGCCTACCTGTGTGCCCACCATGGCCCTTAGAGCCTCAATGGTCTCGACCTCAATGGTTTTATCGCCAGTCCTCTTCCAGACCTCACCCAGCTTCTTGGCGAAGCGATTGAACTTGTACACTCCCCAAATATAGCTGATCAGGAAGAATGGATAGGTCAGCGGGGATACCAGGACTGCCCGGACTCGTAACCCCATGGAGTGCTCAGGGATCCTAGCATCGGTAGCCCTGCGCCACATCATGACCCAGATTGCTAGGAAGTAGATGCCCAGAGGGAGAAGGAGCCAGTAGCTCATTCTGCAACCCCATCGGTGTCTGGACCGAACTGGAAGGTCAGGTTGTCCTGGTCCGGCAGGGGCACACCGGCCTTGTCCATCGCCACTAGGGCACGATACCTGGCGATGTCCTCATCCATCATCTTGAGGCTGGGTAAGGCAGCATGGTAGCTGAACCACTCATCCTCAGTAATGCTTGCCTGGATCTCAGCCAGAGTGGATAGGGCGGAACTAGCCAGCACGCCCTGAGTGTCCACACATAGCTGGATCTCCTCGCCCATGAGTTCCAGGGTCTCGGGCTCCAGGCGGGTCACCATTCTTCGCATGACCTGGAGGGCCATGACAGACGAGAGATAGGCTCCAGAACTCAGACGAATGATATGTTCGATGTCCATTCTTACTCCTGGTAAAGACTACCCCGGAGCTAAATAACGAAGGCCCCCGAAGGGGCCTTTTGCTTGCAACAGTTTTG